TATTCGAGCATTGTTACCATTACCACTTTCATCTTTAATCGTGCCATCTTCTTGTATAGCAGTTTTACCTAAATAAGCTGCTTGAATGTCGGATTGAGCAGGAAGACAAGCAGGGAATGTTTTTAGAGCATTCAAAAAAGGTTTAAAGCCCTTATTTATAAAAGCCTTGCATCTTTTAAAAGGTTTAAATTTTTTATTCTTGCATCTTGTAGACATAATTAAACCCCGCCATTACCACCAACCAAAACTTTTATTTGCAATTTAACATCAATATTGCTTTTAACAATTAGTGTTTTAAATTCATCAAAAATAAAATTTTCAGGGTACATTCCGACAAGAATATCATCTTCTCTTAATCTTAGTTGGTCTATTGTAGCACCATCTGAGCCTTTTTTTATATCATTAAAAACTCCAGTTAAAACTCCAGTTGTGTAATTAACACTTCTAACTTTAAAAGTATTAATAATAACTCCAGCCTCAAGGGCTTGTAACTCGTCTCCAACTCTACATTTTGCAGCATCAGTAACGCTTACTGTCATAGTTCTATCATCAGAGCTTGTTGCAGTAATAAGTTCTTCAGTTTCTCTGATAACTATTTTTGAAGCATCCTGATTAAAGCTATTGTTCATAAAATGCACTACTGCATCGGCATCTAAAGGCATAATCTGCCCATAGGTGGAGCTGTTATCTTGCTTTAAATTAAATATTACTTGTGTTCCTGCTGTAAGTTGTTCAATCATTTGTTTCTCCTTTATCAATACATTTATAAACCGCATCATTAAAGCCCCTATTTGTAGAACTACAAACAGACTTCGCATAAGTTAAATCACCGTTATTACTGTATTCATTATCAATACATTTTTCATAATTAATCATTAAATCATTATTAGCTTTTTCAACGCAATCATAAAAAACTTCTTGGCTTAAGCTATCATTATTATCACTCTCATTACAAGAAAAAATTAAAAATAACATTAAAAAAATTAAAAAATATCTCATTTTACCTCCCAAAATCACAATTAAAATATAAAGAATCAAGTGACTTATTTTTAAATAAAGTACTAAAATTAACAGGCTTCATTCTAACATTATCAGAAAAGATGGACTTTGTGATCGTTCCGTTATCTGTCATTATACTAAAGAAGTTATAAGTATAAAAATTAGAGATTGCCATGTGATTTATTAAATTTATATGAAAATTTGTATAACTGTAATCATCAGATATACTATCAAGTTTTCCCATTCTTGACCTATTTGTATAGTTTGTACTGTCTTTATATCTACTCTCAAAATTTGGGAGTTTTATCAAGGCGTTAGAAGGGTATATCTTAGAAGAATTAAAAATTATTTGAAAATCTGCATCTTCCAGAATATTAAAAGTTACTTTATGTAAATAATTACTTCCATAATTAGTAATATTATGTGTTTTTATTTCTGCATTTACAACACTGTCAATACTATCTGTTGCATTATTACTGTCTACAAAATAAAGCATTAAAGGATATAATCTTGTGTAACAAAAAGGATTCCTGTCTATATAGCTTTTTATTTTAGTTATATCGTTGCTAGTTGTTTTACAAAATAAAGCTTGATGATTAAGGTCTTTATCTTGCTGTGTTTTTATAAAAAGAGCATTGGAGCGTGATTCTTGATTTAGATAAGGAGGAACTATTCCTTTCTTTCCGTTATCATTCTGCATTACATATAATGCCTCGCTTGAGCTAAAAGTAGCAGCCCCTGAAGCAGTATCATATATATTTTCTACAAAAATTAAATTGTCAGGAATACCTGAAGGAAAACTGTAAGAAATTATCTTACTGTTAATTATAAAATCTCTATTATCTATTGTTACAACGCTTCGGCTTTCTTGCTTATCGTATTCTGTAACAGAGATTGCGGTTCCATTAATATCAGTAAAAGATATAGAGTCACTGTTAATTAAACTATCATCAATATAAGCATAATAATCTCCGCTTTCCCTGCTTCCATATTTTACAAATAAAAAAGATACTAATAATTGCTCTCCAATATCAAACATTATTGTTTCTGTCCTGTTAGTCAAATCTAAACCTTTTAAGCCAGCTGATACACTCAATCCCTCTATGTTTTTTATCCTGTAGACATCACTTCTTAGAGTATTAGCCGGTGTCCTGTTTCCGCCCTTACATATTTTTCCTATATCAATCATACAATTTCTCCCGTTACAGATAAATGTAAATGGCTTTGATTTATTTCTACATTAGAATTACCTGCATAAGATACAATAACCTCTTTAGTATCAGTCGCAGAATACCCATTTAAAACAATGTTATCAGTTCCGATGCCCGAAATATTATACTCTCCAATAAAAACGCCCTCTGTGGTGAATACCGCCATATTTTTACCCATAAACAAGTAATCATACAAAAAATGTCTAGCTGTTACTAAATTAGTATCACTTGTAAACATAAAAGTACTAGCATTTTCATTTTCATTAAAGTATAAAGTATCACTTCCTGCTATATTACTACCCATTAGCATAGCAACCCCAACAGGCTTGTGAATTGCTACATCTAAAAGTACAAATTTAGCAGTATTTCCCTCAACTCCTAAACAGTACATTATAACATCAGTATCTATTGTAAAAAGTGTAAATAAATCAGTATTTAATTCGGTGCTAGAATAATATTTATTTGCCTGAAATATTTTAGCTCCGTCAGGCCCATATCTTAAAGTATCTATATCAAGCTCTCCAACTACATTAGAAAATGTTTCCACATACTCCTGAGAAATGTTTTTAGCTATCTTCAGGCAATTATAAGGATCTATGTTAAATATTATTGCTTCCGTGTTAATATCTGCCATACTGCCCGTAATCGTTCCTCCTGTTGTACTTCCGGAGCTTTTAACAATAGATTTATCGTATTCATTTATATTGTTTAATGTTTCTGATATATAGCTAAAAGATAATAAGCAACCCGATAAATTTAACCTAAAAGAGCTTAACCACCCACCTCCATATAAAACTTTAGATTTTAGCTTTGTAATAGATGCAGAATTAAAAACTGATAACCCTAATAATTTTCTAACTTTATAAACTCCATTACTATAAATTAAGAAGCTCATATTAGCAGCTAGAACAGAGCCTAGGACATCTCTTAAATTTATAGAGAAATAACCATTTTCATCATAATCATCTAGCTTCAAGTAAGAATTTTTTATATTGCTGCTTAATTGCATATTTAATATATCAGCCATACCAAATAAATTATAATCACTCACTAAGTTTTCTATTGTTTTTTTTGAGTTTACAGCATCTATAAAAATATTATTATCAAGCTTTTTTAGTATATCCTGAAAAGTAATTAAAACACCAGCTCCAACACTTCTTAAATACTCAATATAAACCTTCCTAACTAGATTGTTTTCACTATCATAAATATCAGCTTCCATTCCGATAGGAGTCCATCTTCCACCTGTAAAACACCTTATCCCCCCACTGTAAGAAGGATTGAAAACATGATTACTTCTTCTTGTACCAAATTCAGCTCTTGTACAATTATAATTACCACCTCCATTATTTGCAGTAAGTTTTATAATTTCATCATCTACATGTAAATAAGTTCCCTCTGCAATGCTTGCATCGCTTAAGTAAACATTTCCATGATTATTTAGCAAATCAGAAATAACAGTATAGTCACCAGTCGCATTTCCAAATTTAAAAATATCTTTCTCGGGAAATCTTGCATCAAAAGAGCTTACAGAATACTTAAAATCTTTTAAATTAATTACAGAGCTGTCAAAGTAACCATCATAATCAAAATTGAATTCAGGATTATTTAAAGCCTTGAAAATTATTTTAAAAATCATTCCTCTCTCCATTCAATCATGTCAATACTAACAGTTTCAATTTTTAACCAATCAACTTTATTTTTAATATTATCAGCTGCATTAACTAAGATTTGATAATCTACAAGACTAAAAGAAGTATTAATCCAGCTAACTTTTACATTTCTAGCATAATACATAAAAGTATCAAACTCAGATAATCTTTCTTTATTTATTGTATATTTATTTTTTACCCCCCTCCTAACATGATAAGGAGTACTATAAACTGCTACATCAGAAACTTCATCTTTACCTGATTTTCTAGAAAAAGGAGTTCCTAGCATAAAACCACCTTTTCCACTTGTACCAGCTAAAGTTACATAAAAAGGAAGCCTTGAAGCAGATATATAAAGAGATTTTACCGTCCCTGTTACTTCAGCATAGGCGGGAGCAATAGAAGTAATATTATCATTAAATCTTGTAAATCCTAACATATCGGAGAGAGTATTATCTCCATTTGAATTTACTATCACTACCGTATCAAGCAAGTTTTTTGTGAATACTAACTTATCAGTATTATCTGCATCTATAAAAAGTGTTACCCCTGTATAGGTATTAATCTCACTTATTAAATCATCTATACTATAATTACTATCTGCAGTGTAAGTATCATTAGTTCCATCAGAAAAATAAAATTTAATTTGAGAGTCTTTTATTTTAAAAACTCTTGTATTCTTAAGAATTATCAAACTACCCCTCCCAGTTTAGCAATACTATCATCAAGTTGTTTTAACCAGCCTGTTTCTTGCTTAAATAAAGATACTACTACATCTTGTTTGTACTCATCTTCAAGCTTAATTCTATCACTTGTAGCTTCTTCTTTTGCCACATCTTTAGATGCTCCATCTCCCCCAGCTCCAACACTTGCAAGCTGCTTTCCTGCATATCCCATGCCATAACCAGTTACAATTTCAGCAGTTCCAATCATAGCTAAATCAGCTCCAGAGAATGTAGTTAGGGGATTAGCTGTTAAACCAGCTGCTATTAGAATATTTTTCATACCATCGGCTACTAATGCACCTCCAGCTTGCATCATAGCCATTCCAATCATTTCAGTTATGGAGTGCTCCTGATCATCAAGCATTGCCGAGTACATCGCATTAGAAGCTGAAACAATTTGATTAGCTGCAATATCTTTAAAATGCTGCATATCTCTTTGTCTTGCTTTTTCATAATCATCATGTTCTTTTTGCTGTTGCTTTAGCTTTTTTAATCTTTCATTTTCTGCTGCTATTTCATCTTTTGCAGCTTGTTTTTTGATAGCAAGTTTTCTATTCTCACTTTCTTTAACAGCATTTTCTAAATTCTGTATTGTATCTTTATCAGTTTCAATTAATTTTTGTTTATCTTTTTCAGCCTGGGCCTGTATAGCTTTTAAAGCACTTGCTTTTATAATTTCAATTTCTAATTCTTTTTTAGTATGTTCTTTTGCTAAAATATTAGCTTCCTGAAGTTGATACTTGTAATAAGCCATGTACTCATCAACAGTCGCAAAATCTTTAGCTGTTTTATCATTTTCAATTTTCGCTAATTTAGAAGCCAGAGCAGCTTTTTCTTTTTGATAAGAGCTAAAATCTGCTAATTCTTTTTTTCTTCTTTTTTTAGTTTCCTTTAATTGTTTATCTGATATACTTAAGCCAGAAAGGCTCTGACCTGCAAGACCTGATATAAATTTACCTCTTATTCCTGCTGCATTCATAGCATCAATTTCTTCTTCTCTTAATAAATCCCTACCTGCTTTAATTTGTTTATTTAACTCTTTTTCATACCTTATGGAATCTTTTCTTATTTCATTTCTCGCAATCATGATATCTTCAGCTTCAAAAACAGATATGTTATACTCTTCAGCAAGCCTATCCACTTCGTTTATATCGCTGACTCCGTCAGCCAAAGCTTCACCTATTTTAGTACCTAAATCCATCCACATCACAAGTACATCAGCAAGTCCCTCTTTCATTGTAAGAATTAAATTATTTATTTTTTGTAATTTTTTAATATTTTTAGCATGAACATTATCTAAAACATTTCCGTAGCTTGCAACCTTCTCTTCCCCCTTTTCAATCATTGCATTCAATAAAGCCGTTTTCTTTTCTACATCTGTCAAGCTTTTAGCAGTTCTTCCAAGTTTAGAAGCAAATAACTGAAATTCTTTATTAGCATTCACAATAATACCAGTGTTTTCCATCACCATCACACTCATTTTCGCTACGCCGCTTATAAACCCATCCATTACTTCTTCAACGCCTTTGTTTTGTGATAATGCTAACTTAGTAGATAATCCTATTAAGTATTTATATTTTTCTGCTGTAATAGGAACACCTCTAACAAGAGCAGCATTTACAATCCCTGCCATATCATTCGCTCTCAGCATTCCGTTACTAAACTCTTCTGTATGCATTACCATTTCGGCAAGCTCTGCGTTAGCAGTTTTAAGCATATCAAAAGATATTTTCTTTTTTTCTTGCTCTATACTTGCATCGACTAATTTTTGTACAGCCATAACAGACAAGCCGACCGCAGCTGAAAACTTGCCTACATTTTCCACCATTGATGAAAATGATGTAGCACTTGCACTACTACTCTCGCGAGTCGTATCATCAAGAGCATGTAATTGACTTTGCACTGATTGTAACTGTGCTATTGTCTGTTGTACATCAGCTTGAAGCCTTAAATGTCCTGTATTTCCTCCACTCATTTACCCTCCAACCTTTTCTTTTCTTCTTCTTTTTGCTTTAAATAAATCGTACCAACTTCAAACACAAACCTATCTATAAAATCCAGCTCCAAAAAGTTTAATGAAGAAACCCTTGTTAAATTAAAAATCCTATAAATGTCAGTATACTCATTGTAATACCAAACAGGACAAACAGGCACAAACATATTTATATCATGTGTAGCTCCAAAAAAAACATCAGAGCCTTGCCTTTTTTCTTTAGGAAGATACCCACACGAATTAGCTTCTTGAAAACCGTTTTTTTCACAATTTTCACAATTCCTATCCATTAATCCACCCTCAATTACTGCAATTATTTTTTTTTTAACAAATATCTATAAACTGTAAATCTTACTAGTATTAAGTAAACAGTTTGGAAAGCAGGAAGGAGGCTTATATCTTTTAGTTCCAAAATATTATCAATTCCCCATTGTCCTATTTCTGCAATATCATCAGTATCAATTCCATCTAAAACCTGCTCCATTATTTCCAGCCCTTGTTTTCTTAAATCATCTGGATACTTGTCTTGAATAGCTTGTCTATCAATTACCTTTTCAATTCTTCTATGATAAATATCCATTCTTAATTCTTTTTTTAAAGTTAAATCTTTTATAGTAAAATCTCCAATTTCAGTATCAAGAATTAAATCTTTTCCATACTGAATATTTTCAACTTTTTTAGCTTTGTTTTTTAGCTTTTCTTGTTTTAATGTCTCTTTTTTAAGTTTTTCCTGTCTTTTCTTCTCTTTTTCAGCTTTTTTTCTGTCTTTTCGGTTTAACATAATATTCCTTTTTATCGGTTTATAAAAAAATAAGGTGGATTGAAAACCGAAAGAAACAATCCACCAATTACCCCATTATTGAGGCAAAATTAAAATAGGCTCTTTATCGTTTCGATGATTTAAACTTGCTATAACAGATAAGGCTGCAAATTTATCTACAGATGCACCCCTATCCTTTGTTATGAACTTAACTCCATCACCTTCAAAAGCAAAACTATCTTGAGATATAAAATAATAATTATTTGCATCATCTGCATAATTATTATCAAAAAGCTCTAAAGTTATATCATTGTTATCAAACATTAATTCAGCTGTAATACTAGGCTCTGTATACCAACCAGTAATATTATTCAAGCCCCCTGAATGTGTATGAGGATTTAAACTGTGAGCTATTTTTATATCATTTGTTAAAGCAAAAACAGTAACCTCAGCATCACTAACAGGGTCTTTAACACAAGATATCTTAAAATCATAAACAATAGGATTATCTTGTCCTTCGTTTACAATATTAGTAGGCACTGTAAATCTTGTACCGCTTGCATCTTTATACTCTGTTTTAGCAGCCATAAAATTAAACTTTATTATGGCTTGGCCACTTACCGGCATATCCATAGTTCCAGCTAAACTAGCTCCTCTAAGTACCTCAACTCTTCCAGCATTGTCAACTATAATAATCTGAAAAGTATCATCGCTTACAGGTCTTGCAGGCTTGCAAGTAGTAAGCCCTTTTACAGATGCAGTACTTATAAGCACTGTTTCATCTTTAGCAGTAACCTTGTAGGTTAATGTTACTGCATTGAAAGCTATTTCTTTAATTTTATTGTAATTACTCAAAACTCCATTATTGTCAACCTGAATAAAATCTCCAACAGCGAATCCACTTGCATCTGTAAAATCTAAAACAGCAACTCCATTTGTAATAGTTGCACCTGTTAAAGTAGTAGTAGCAGAAGAATTTGTAATTAGTCCAATGCCTGTGTTAATTAAACCGCCATGGTCTCTCAATGCAGATTTATCAAGATTTTTAGATATATCAAGTTTACCTGTTATTCTTCCTGCTGCAATATCCTCATCAAGCTTTCTTTCATCATTCATATATTGAGTTTTGAGTAACTCGACAACACTTTCAAACTTAAAATCACTAGCAGCGACTTTAAGAGCCTGAACCTGTGTCAAAGGATTATATTCCTGCCCAAAAGTTGTTTCTTTTAAATAATAAACTGATTTATTACTGTTAATATTCATTTGTCCTGCACCCATAATTTACCTCTTAACTTGTAAGTTTAAATAAATCCTGCAATATTCATCAAGCCATTCAGCAGTAGCTACAAATGTTTGAGAAAGTTGCTCCATAATAATTTTATTTTTTTTTAAATATTCTTCATAATTTCTATAATTTATTTTTAACTCTATTTTAAATACATCAAATCCACCATTTACTGTATGAGTGCTTTTATCAACTCTATAAAAATCATACTCTTCATCAGTAGCACTTTCTTTATTAAAAAATCTATTATTTTGCATAGTTCTTTCAATAAATTCATTTAAAGTTTCTTCATTATGCAAGTTTAAAATAATACTAGACAATTAAACCCCCATTGTAAAATCAAGGGAATTGTCATTGTTATTCGCAGGACTTAAAACCTCAATATTTTGCAAAGCCTCTTTATAAAGTTTTATTTTATTAAAAACGCCAGCAAGAGCTTTATTATATTTTATATCTGCTTTTGTTACAGCTGTATCACCTTTCCCCGCTTCAATATCCTGTATCATTTTTAAGATAATTAAGCCTTTTAATTGCCCTATATCTATAATAGATGTAAAGCTAGCATCAAAGCTAAAATCAAGCAACATTCCATCAATAGCAACCTTAGATGCTAATTCTATATCATAATCAGAGCTTATACCTTTATACCTTATTTTCATTTCTGCATAAGATATAGATATGTTTAAAAATACCTCTTTTATACTTAAAGTTTCAGCATCACTAAAAAAGTAAATCCCCTCTTCAATACTGCTATCTAAAGTTATTATACTTGCAGCATTTTCAACTAAAATAGTAGCTCCAGCATTATCATTTATAAGTTCTTCAACTTCTATAACATTAATCCCAACAGCTTTAACTATATTGTTGCGAGGAATACCATCAGAAGCTTTTACCTTTATAGAATCACCTCTTTTAATTTCACTTCCTAAGCTTGTAAAATTAATAATATATCCACTTGCAAGAGTGCCCGATAATTCAGATGGATTAATTACTGTTATTAAACTAGAATTAACAGTTTTACCATCTTTATCATTTATAATTCCATCAAAATTTATCTTTCTAAAAGTACCACCAACTTTAGTAAGTATCATATAAACCCCGCATCTCTAAACATTTCCTGCAAAGCTAAATCAAGAGCTTTTAATAATTCTTTACCCCATGTCATTACTTGCCAGTTATTTAATTCATGTATTCTTAACATCTTTTTATTGTTCAATTCACCGTTTAAAAATATCTCAAAACGGCCTTGTGTAGCCCTGAAATTTAAACTCAATACCATTTGTGAAGTAAGTTGCAAGTTTACCTGTCCTGAGTACCCTTTTTTGATTTTCCAAGCCTTATACTGTGGAGTATAATCTGCAAATTTTTGACCACTTGAGTTTTTACCCTGATTTATAAGTCTAACCATCTTAGAGTAAATTCTTGCTGCAATTCTTTCCCAGTAAACAGTCTGCAATCTAACAAGATTAGCTTCTAGTTCAGTATAGTCAAAGTTTACATTTATTCCATCAGCCATTATTATAATCCTCTATTTTTTCATCTGCAGGAATTAATACCAATGTATGCCTGCAACCAAAATGGCCTCCATTTGTAAAAATATCAGCCTTTAAGCTTTCCCATTCTTTTCTTGTTTTAGTTTTACCTACCCAGCCTGTGCAAGGTGGAACATTTTTAGAATCAGAAGGTCCGGCATATAAATATAAATCACCCTCTTTTTCAATTCTTTTAAATGTTTCATTTCTAAAATTTCTATTTGCTATTGCTAAAGTTTCCTGTAATAAAACTCTAGATTTTCTTATACTGTTACTTATTTTAGCAGCTAAATCCGCAACTATTGCAGTATCCCCAGCATCTGTTAATGTTAGCATCGCAGCATTCAAAACATCATTAAAAATGGCATTAGGAATCTGGCTTGTAGTAGCATCTACAAGAGAGCCTATTTCTTTATAAAATTTAGCTCTTCCAATACTAACATTATACAATTCTTCAAACTCTGTTATTGCAGCCCCAAACTCTCTTTTTAAAGAAGCATTCATTATCTTTTGTAATTCCAAAATGCTTTTGTCTAAAAAAGTAAAAGAGCCTTCAGAAAAAATTGCATCTGAAGGCTTTAGTTTTACAATAGCAGTACTTAAGTTTTTTTCTTTTGTAGATTTTTTTATTTGTTTTGTAACTAAAGTAAAAAGAGCAGTACTGTATTTATCAATAGATTTTTTTATAATCTCATCAATTTTTTTTAAAAAATCAGCACTGCTCATATTACCTCTAAATCGTTACTTTAGCTTTGTAAAGATCATTAGGGTCTAGACAAACAATATCACCACTTAAAAAACCCCACAGGGTATAGCCTTCGAGCACTGTATATTCCATTTGAAACTCAAAACCGCGATTATCAACAAGCCCATTATCAACATAAACTCTCATAATTTTATGGTTCTGACCAATCCCAATCCAATCACTTGTATTAACAGGGTCTTCATAAGAGCCCGTCATTTTAAAGTTATTTAAAGCAGGGATAACCTCATCGCCAGCTTGTCTAACATTAATATCCCTTACAAGTTGTCCTGTAAAAACCTGAGCAGCTAAATCAGCATCTTGAGCATCAATTAAAATCATTAATTTACTTGCTCCAAAATCTTGATTAGCGAAGTTTTTTTGCTTTGATTGTAGAGTATTTGTACAAGCAACATAAGGAGCATTATCTGTTCTTGATAAAGCAGCAGAACCCAAGTTGTCATAATTCCAATGATTAATTCTATCAGCAGCATCACCAACTAAAGGCAGTCCAAAAGGCTTTTGATAATCTTTAGCAGATACAGTACCCATATTAATTAAAAAGCTTCTTGTCTGCTCTCTTGCATAACTTCTCATTTTTCTTACCATATCATCAACAACCCACACCATTCTTTCTGACGATAATAAGCCATCTATATTAATTGTTCCAGCAGGTCTTTGAAAATCTGTTGGGCTTTTAATGCCAAATTTAGCCATTAAATCTTTTGGTACGGTATAGTTTAAACCTGGCATATAAGGAAGCTTATATTTAGCAGCATCAGAAACAGCATCTATAACATTTGCATTATAGTTAGCTCCTAGCCATGCACCCTTAGAATCTCTTTCAGTCATTTCATTGCCAAAAGAAATATTGTTATCAACCCAATCATTATCAAGACTAGATCTAACATTTCCCCATGTTAAATAGTCAATAATATCTTCCACTCCAGTTACACGAGGAACCACCATTCCCCTAGTAACTCCTATAAATTCATCATAGGTATTTGTAGTTACATCAGCCATTATTTACCTCCAAGTAATAAATTAATCAAGCCATCTTTTCTAGTTGTTCCTTTTGTATCAATTCCTTTTGTAGTGCATAAATCGTTTAGCTGATAAAGGTCTAATTTTAACAGCTCTTTTTTAGTTAAATCTTTAGCACTATCTGTCTTTTTAACTGTTACTTTTTTAGCAACAACTGGTCTATTTTTAATAGTTGCCTTACCTTTTTTGATATCAATATCAATATCAATATCAAAATCTTTACCAATTTCAACAAGCTGGTAAATACTAAGCTTTTTTAAATCAACAAGTTTAATATCTAAAGATTCAATGATATTAAGCTTTTCATCAGCTGTTAATAAATCAACGATATCGCTAGCAATTTTTTTAAATTCAGGCAAAACAGCAAAAATACTATGTGATTTATGAATAAAAACCGCATATTCTTTAAATTCAGGAAGTATTTTCCATTCTTTAGTAGCAAAAAGCTTTTTATACTCTGCTATATCAGTAATTCTTCTCCAATTTGGGTCATCTAGAACTCCTTGAGGAACAGGATATTTTTGTGCTGGATTAGCTTTGTCGCTTAATCTATGTGTAAATTTTCCATTTCTTGCTTTCTCTAAAGCCATAATATTCTCCTTTTAAAATTACCAATTTGCTTTATTTAATTTCGCATTCAACGCTTTTCCTCTTTCACTAAAACTCTTTTGAGAGTGAGAATTACCACTTCCAACATTTGTATCAATATTCAAATTATGAAATTTAGGCTTTGGCTTATTTTGTGCATAAATCTTTCTTAAAGCCTCAATTATACCTGAGCCAGCTGTTGTTAAATCAACCCCAGCATCTTTAAAGCTTTTAATTTCTTCATTGCTTAAACTTTTAAGTAAGTTTAATTTCTTTTCCTGCTCTGATTGAATTGCTTTTTTCTCATCTCTTTCATCTAAAACCTTTCTATAAAGTTCTTCAGCCTCCTTTCTTGTTAAAGGCTTATCTTCTTCATTTTCTATTTTCTTTTTTTTATCTTCAGGTTTATTATCCTTTTTTTTATCTTCAGGAGTTTCTTCTTCTTTTTTATTTAAAGATTCTTCAAGTTTTTTATATTTTTCCTCAAGCTCTTCTTTTTCTTTTTTAATTCTTTCAAGCTCTTTAAGGGCCTCACTTTCCTTGCCAGTTTCATCAGCAGAAGTTTCTTCATTTTTTTTATCAACTGCTTTTTCTTCAGCCTCTTTAGCTGCTAAAATCTCCTCGGCCTTTTGTGCTTCTGTTTTTTCGATTTTCATCTTTACTCTCCATTAAAAATTAACTAACAATCTTTATATTTTTTTCTTCATTATTATCGGTATTATTTTGTATTTTATTTAATTCTTTTATTTTCCCTTCAGCTTCTTCAACTGTTACTTGTCTAACATAAGCATAAGCCTCAGCATCTGTAAAGTAATCACTAGTTACCATTTTATCAGCATAATCAATATCAGCAATAGGGTCTGATTTTTTCTCAAGAGGAAGAAATTTTATACCTTCATAATTAAAATCTTGACCTGACATTTCTTCCATTAATGCAACTAATTTTCTATCAAAGTTTCTTGCTTCTGCAAATTTCTTTGTCCTGATACTGTTTATTTCTTCAAGTTCAACTTTAGCATGTTCCCCACTTTCGTTTTCATTTTTTTGTGGAATTATTGAGCTTTTAGATACTCCCATTTCAAGAGCCTTTTCAGATAATATTTCAGTCTTTATAATAAAAGCATCTTTTAAAACAGATATATCACCCATATCAAATAAAGATAGCTTTTCATCTTGTCCCATTAAAATAACTTTACCCGTTTTACCGTATCCCTTCATAGCCTTAGCAACTTCTTCAACTTTTCTCTGTGTAGTTAATCCTGTTTGAGTTAAAAGCTTAGGCTTTACATTATGCCAACCCCAAGATATTACCTCTATAAAGGATTTTTCCATTTTAACTAAAGTATTTGGTAAAGCTTTTAATTGCCTATACTTGCTTCTTTCAATAAAAGGCATTACCTGCATTTCACCTAAAGGCTTATACTTATCTTCACAAGTTTTTAAATCAACATAACTTTTTACAGCATCTTCAAGCTTCTGTTCTATTAAAAAGATTTTTATATTTTTATTTTTATTTTTATTTTTTAAAGTAAGTTCGTTAGGTTTAATTTGTATATTTTTTAAACCATTTTCTCCATCGCTTGATATATCCCCTACAGGCTGCAATTCTTTATCAGTTGTAATATCTACACCCAATATCTTTTCAGTTGCTGTCATACTGTTATTAAAGTTTTGAGGAGCAAAAACAAACTGATTTATATCAATATCAACTTCATTTACTTCATGTATATAAGCAAGTGTAACATTATCTTTATATTTTAAAAAGAAGTTGCCAGTATCATTATCTTTAAAGTACTGTGTAGCATCAAGAGCCTCTAACTCAAGCTTATAATCCTGTGTAAACTTTACCATTACAGCAGATTTAACACAAGCCTCAAGATACCTATCACTATTTACTCTTGCTTCATTAAATTCATCAAATTCAATAAAGCCTTTAAAATCTATATCCTGCTGATATGATTGAGTGAATAGATTAGCAGCAGAATCTATAAATTTAGTAAAAAATCTTAAATCTAAAACATCCATACTATTATCAGAATCACCGAATTTAGTATGAACAGCCTGCTCTATTTCTTCCCAATCTACTTTAAAATAACTCCTCATAGTTTCTTCTAAACCTGTAAAATTAGGAATTGTATTTCTATCAATAGTCATCAGAGCCCCTTGTCATTACTTATAATATATCTATAAGTTGTTATAATTGCAAGTAAAATATAAATTTTTTATAATTTTTTATTTACCCTATCATTTCTAGTGGAGAAGTTGAAAATACACCTTTCCATAAATAACTTACTGCATCACCTACATGTGAATGTTCATCTTTATCAACCTGGTCTGTCTTTTCATTATATCTATAACTTTCAATATTGACAACCAAAGCCCTATTATTTTTATTTATTTTTATCTTTTTAGCAGCGAAATCTTGCCTCATTAAAGCATGTGTTTTAAATATCTGTGTATTGTTTACTCCATATATATCAATCCCTTCATCTCTTAATAAAGAAGCAATTCCATATCCTTTAAAAGATACTTGAGCCTTACTTGCTATATCTACATACATTAAAGCAGTATGATGATTAGTTGTTTTAAGCCAATTATAAACATCAAGAGCCTGGAAGTCATTTACTTTAAAAACATCATCTAAAACCAGCTCTCCACTAGTTCTATGCAGATAAGCCTTAACATAAACCTGGGAAGTACCACCATTGTCCCCACCTACAACAGGAAGCCATTCAGGGCTTGTCCTTATCCTTCTTTCTTCAATATCAATGTAATTATGCTCATCAATATCTTTCCAAACTCTCCCCCTGCGGGCCTTAGTAGGATTAATATCAAGTTCCCTTGCCATCAACACTTGGTCAAAGCCTATTTTACTTGCCTGATAATTATACCAATCTTTATTACAGACAGGATTATCTTGCCATCTGAAAGTGAAGAAATCCCAATGTTTGGTATCATTATCTACTTTTCTAGCATAAAAGGGGAAAGATGCACTTCTATATGTAGAATATAAAAACACCCTGTCCACTGATTGAGAGAAAGAGCCAAAAATATTAGTTGCCTGATTAGGGTACATTTCGCATACAACATCAACTTCATCTACAAAGATTATATCCCCAGCAAATCCAACCGCAGTACCTTTTCCTAATACTTGTCCTTGCAAAGAATTTCCATTGATTACTATATGCTTGTGGCCTGTATAAAACTTTCTACCTTTACCAAAAGTCCAATACTTTTTTCTATCCTCCCAATCTGAAGGAATAAAGATTGATTTTCTTAATAGCCACCTAATCCCCTCAAATGTGGAGTTCATAGCTATATCTTTATCACCACCGTCAAGGCTGTTTAAATCCTTATGGGTGGCAAACATTACTAAAGATTTTCCATGCTTTAGGTACCAAGCCATAGCCAGCTTCATAACTGCTGATATACCTTGTCTTCTTGATTTCTCTATGTGTAAATTCTTATCACCATTCTGTATAGCAAAAATTAATTCTAATTGATTATCAAAAGGTAAAAAGCCTATTGTCCTATTTTTACCACTTGTCCTGTTTACATCATAACTATATCCTTCTAGTAAAACATCAAATAAAAAATCACTTGCTGCAAGTTCTTTAACTGCTTTTTTTAACTTTTTATCTTTAACTATTTTAATTAAAATCTTTCTTCTAAACTTTAAATATCTACCTGTAAATTTAGCATATTTTCTGTTTAATTCTTTCCTTGAATAATTTTCCTTTTCTGATTGAAATTTTGACCACTTAGAAAGCCATCTTTTTAAAGATATATAAATATTTTTTGCTTGCTGGTGATGGGATTTGTCAGGGATTATTTCAACAATTTTTTTATTAGTACTCAATCCTCTTAAAGAATTGTGAGCCTTTGGAGTAGCTCTTTTTTGTTGCCTGAACCCCATTATTAAACTTCATCTTCAAAAGGGTCTTCTAATTCCTGATTCAATAAATCTTCTAAAGATTGTGTATCTGAAATGTCATCTATATTTAAAGGAGCTTCTTCAACTTCAGGCATTTGTCTCCAGTAAGGGGATAACCTTTTTAATGCAAATATTATAGCGGTCATATTAGGAGGAAGATGTTTTTTAACTTTTTTCACCTTTTTATTTATAACTTGATTGTCTCCATCAGTTATAATTTCGATAGATGTTTCCTCGTGATCATAACCCATAGCACGCTTAAAAAGGCCTTCTTCTATCCTGCTTAATAGAGCCGATTGATTGTCTTTTAATAAGTCTGCGAAGTCGGAGTGCTCCTTTTTGTATTTATAAAAAGTACTCTTATGAATACCTAAAACTTCAATTAAATCTTTCTCTGAATACCCTTCTACTTTTATCAGATATTTTATATCTTCAAATTGTTCTTTTATTAAAGGGTATTTAGACTTCATATAAGCTCCTAAAGATTTTTCTTCATTCTTTCAATAGCTATATCAATTAATTCAGCCTTATCTTTTTTAGTTAAAGCCTCAATTTTTTCTAAGATATCATAAGTTCTATCAGGAGCATAACTATTTTCTTCTAAGAGTTCATCTAAATCATCAAACCCCAGCATATCCATATC